TATCAACCTCATTGAGATTCACTTGGTACTGGTCACTGGTGTACAAAACATTGTGCAAGCAACGGCTACCCTATTCTTTTTATTCAGGCAGGCACCAACGACCAGTGTCAAGTGAACCTCATTGTTAATGAACTACTTCTTTCTAGCACCATTTCCGCATTTTTGTCCGCAATACATGGTGTCGGTTCTTTTAATAATAAACTCACGACCACACTCCTTACACTTCTTTATTCGCCTTGTTACTGATTTATAGCCTGTTAACATATAAGCATTAGCTCATCTATATTTCTAATTACAAAGTAATTACCGCCAGCACACTCGAAATTATCTCTAAACTTTATTTGATTTTCGTTCAGCTTTCCTTTGATGTCCTTGATTTCAAACCCATACAATTTTCCTCGAATTACGGCAAATATATCTGGTGCACCTTTCACTCCCATTGAGTAAAATCCTCCATTTTCTGTTTTGAATGAACCGCTATTCTGTCTCCAAAAGAAAATCTTTTTAGCCGTTAAGTATTCAATACAAGCCTTTTGAGTTTCTTTCTCTGTTGATTTTATATTCTTCATTTAAGTTTATTCCATTCTTCTAATTTTTTGGTATCTTCTTCTAGCTTCTTATAGTTAACCTTACCGCTTGAGCTACCTTGAACATAAGGTGATGATTTTGCAGTAGGTCGTTTACTCAATGTGAGGTATCTTTTCATTAGAATGTAGGTTTATGTTCTTGTTTTGGATATTCGACAGTATCCTCAACTTTTACTAATAACTTTGGGTCTGGGATTGGTATACCGGTCATTGCTGAAATCTTATCCACGTACTCCCCAAAAGCAATCTTGTCTAATTTAGTTGTACTTGCGGGGCGTTTTATTTCTACTCCTAAGATTGTTACGAACTCTGGTGGCAGAAATTTACGTTTGAATAGTGAGTGTAGGTCATCTTCGGTCTCGCCTGTTTCGTTAGCTATAATGCGAAGATATGCCCAATAGAATGAATTTTGACTTGCTGTGCGTACCCATTTCTCTTGTTCGATACTAACTACTAACTTCTTTTTATCGACACTCAAGAGATAATCTAACCAAGCCTTTTGGTTATCTGGTACTAGTTTCATATCTCTTGAGGTACAATAAAAAATATTTGACATATTTGCTAAAATGGCACATCCGACATTTCGATTGTCTCACCACTCATATCCAAATCATCTTGTACATGACCGCCATTCATCTTAATGAACTCTGGTGTCTTCTCCATTTTTTCCTGTATAAATTTTGGTAGTGTCACAAAATACTCCTTATCAAACCTGTCATAACTCAATATCTTTTGTTTGTTGACCGCTGGTGGACATGTCATTCCTTCTGGCATTTGTGCAGTAGAATTAATAGCTACATACTTTCCGTTTGGACTTTCCTTATGTGCAATACTAATTAGACATTCCTTACCTAGAAGGTCATCTACATCGAAAGATTTTGCGTCATCATCTGTGAAAGATAACCCAAGCATACCTTCGACTAGTGGGCGTAGACTTGATTTACTGCCCATAGATAGGGTAAGTTCCTTTGATACCGAGAAAGGTTTTGCTGGCTCACCTTCCTTAAACACTCTTGTTTTGGTAGGTAGTTCCCATGATATTCTTACTTTGTAACTTTCTGTAGGTGTACCTTTGTACTCTCCCTTAATAGTTCCCATGTAGATAATACTGTAAACTCTTGCTGGGAAAGTTCCTGCGGGTGCTAGTGTTCTTGTTTGTACTGGTGCTTTCAAATTAGTAATAAATTAACTTATTGATTTGGTTAATTTAGATTTATTTTTTGTAATATTTTTTCTTAGTCTCAAACCATTTTCTTTATCATACCTTCCGTGACACTTTGAACATAGTCTAATCCAATCATCTAACTCTCTTTTATATTTACCTGATATATTTACCCAATGCATTCTATGCTTATCTCCTATACAGTTACATTTAGAACATTTATCGGGTTTTCCTTTATGTAACTGTACCCACATGTGTATTGAACGATAACTAGGTTTTTTCTTTATATTCCATGGTATCACACCTTTTTCTGCATACTTTCCAAAATTTAGTGACGGTTTATAACATTTTATACAGTTTTTTGAATATCTATATTTATAACCATTACATTTTGGACAAATATTAGTCATGTTCTTGTAATGGTTCTGGGTCATTGCCTGTGTCATAACTCGTACGGTCTGAAAATTCTCCTACTATCTCCCCTGTATTCATGTGCATACCTTCATTATACTTGTTTAGAGGTCGATTCGACCTAGCTATTGCACTTCGTATGATTGATTGAGCACTTAAATTATTTTTGTATATGTCCATATTATTTATATTCAGAATTAAACAACTCTGATACTATTGCACTTGATAATTTTCTGTTCATCACCTTTAACTCATCTACTTCTCTTTGTAACTTATCGACCAATGATTCCTCTTTTACTTTTTGGTTGTCTAACAGTACCCATACATCTTTGTGTGATTTTCTCATGTTAGTTAGGATTATTTGCTAAACTTTTAGCTTCGTTTGCTGTGTTGTAACAACCTTTTTCATATTCTTTTGCACCCCAATTTTCCGCAAATTCTATAACCTCCGCAACGTCTAAATTTTTTAACCATCTTTCAAAACCTTCGGGACTGTTATTTGTATGAACATTACTTGGTGCTACGTCGAGCAAATAACTTTCAAATGTTTGTTGTTTCATATAATATTATTTAATTCTAAATTCTTATATTGGATACCGTGATTCATCCTCGACAAGACAATATCTCTTTCACTACGCAACACATTCTCTGCCTCACTTTCTTCCCATTTCTCTAACCGTTCCTCTGACTCATCCCACTCACTAAAATCTGTGTATGACATTTGTTTGGTATCGACCGTCTCCTAGTTAACCTAGTCAGAAATCTAAGAGACGTGCGACAGACTAGGTTGTTAAATACTCCTACTCCTACTCCCACTCCAACTCCTACTCCTACACCTACTCCTACTCCTACTCCCACTCCAACTCCTACTCCCACTCCAACTCCTACTCCTACTCCCACTCCCACTCCCACTCCCACTCCCACTCCAACTCCCACTCCTACTCCTACTCCAATACAGTGTATTTATATTTCCAATTGTACTAATCATTTCTGGTCAATTTTTAGAGAATGTTTCCAAGGGAAGAAATCAACAACCGTATCAAGGTTTACAAAAGCATCTCCGACAGGTTCAACCTCATTAATTGTCCCGTCTTTAATTGTATTCATAAACCTTCCTGAATCTGCTACCCATGAAGCATTTTTCAAATAAGCGAAACGACCAACTATCTTTTTTACTTCGCCTACTGTGTGATAAGTAACTGTTCTAAAATAATACTTCCCACCAACTAAGTCTTCGTAACTAAATATCTCTTTTACATCACCTAACTTGTCCTTTATCTGTTCATAAATTTCGTCACTAATTTCAATGGTTTTTGTCATTGTTATATATTATTTAATAATGTCTAAGTTACTGGTGGCGGAGGGTACCTGTTTCACTGATAGAGTAATGAAACGAGAACAACTCTACCTGCTTTTGTCTCGTCGAACAGTTTTTGGCTAGCCCCCTCCCATCAGTAACCTAGATTTCTAATTGTCAAAAGTAGTCTGGGAAATGATTGGCGAATCATCGAGTACTATCGAGAACAAGATAACCGTTACCATTTCGTCTACTACCGACATTGATTGTCTAGTATCAGTATACGCCTTCTGTAAATAAAGTCAAACGAGGGGTGTTGATAACTCACTGCAACCCCACTTGATTATAGATAAAGAGTGTGCAATAATACCTACATGGCAAAACTAAGATACACAAAAGCACAGCTAAAGTATTTCAAAGAACAAGGAAGACTTGGCGGGCTAAAATTATTAAAAGAACGAGGTACAGAGTATTTCTCAAAGATTAGTAAATTAAAAAATAAAGATGGACAGACTTTACAAAACTCTAGTGAAGATAATCGATAAGTTCTTCTCTTGGGCGTTTATAAATATAATTGATTAATATGTTTAACATTGCAAAAACCTCCATTACAATATTTTTGGCAATAATAGTTGCACTACTTACTACTGTTGCACCTATTGCTATAATTCTGCTTTTAATAAAAGTTCTATTTTTTTAATAACATGTTCAAAGACACAAAAGAAGGAGAGACACATAGTTACAATGACGGTTGCGGTGAACCAGCACATAATCCTAAACTACCACAAAATATAGAGAAACTTTTTGATAAAGAATTTCCTTTAATAAGAGAAACTGGAATTGAAGAAGCAGAAGGTGTTTTCTTTAATAAAGATGATAGCGATAGAGTTAAATCCTTCATAGCCACTATATTAGATGAGGAACGGAAGCTGATTGCAAAGATTGTAAGAGATGAAGTGACTAAGTATGTACAAGAAGCTGTAAAAAACCCAAAGAGTGATAACTACATTTATGCAGAAAATATACCACTAAGCAGATTAGATGATATTATCAATATAATAAAAGAAGATGACACCATTTAGCGGAGAATTAATAGAGACAACATGGAACTGGTATAAAATCAAAAGTGGCCATTGGTGGAAATGGTATATTTGGTATGATAAAAATAATTTTGGTATACAGACACCATTTGGATTACTACATAGATATAAAATAACATGGAAATAAAAAGCGCAACAACAGAAGAGATAAAAGAGAATAAGCGTAAGTGTTGGAATACCACCTGCAAGAAAACAGCTCACTTTGAGGATTGGACTGGTTGGCGATATTGTTTTAAGCATTGGAGAATGAACTATAAATGGGGCAGATGTCATGGATTGTGGCAGGCTCTTAAAGACACAAAACTTATAAATTTATGGAAATAAAAACCACAAAAGATTTATTCTCAAACTACCGCATTGTCTCTACAAAGACACATCGTTCAGAGCGGGGCGATTTACTAACCACCTTCACAGAACGTCTTAACCATGAAAGAGAAGGGACAATATACAAGCCGTTATCTCTTTCTTACATAGCTAATTTACTATCAGTGTATAAAACAGGAGACCTTTATGTGTTGTTAAAACGTTGTGATAATGCAAAATCGTTTACAGCTACATTCTGGTACTTTACTAAGCCAAAGCAAAAATGAGAATTTATACAAATAGAGACTATTATAAAAATTGCGTGGAGTGTGGTAATAGATTTTTATTAAAGTATAAATATCGTTTTAAAAATATTCAGAGATGTTCAATTACATGTGCTGTAAAAGGTAGAAAAGGGAGATTAAAAAGCGAAGAGCATAAACTAAAAATAAAGTTATCTAATATCGGCAAACCTCATCCAAAATGGCACGATGACAAAATTAGGGTTGCTAAACACATTGCTAACCGTAAAGGAAAATATATGTTTTTAAAGTTTTCAGAGGACGAGAGAAAGGAAATTTATCGCAAGATACGTTTAGCAAATATTGGTAGATTGGGGAAAAGAGGAAGTCAAAGTCATTTTTGGAAAGGTGGAATTTCTAAAGAAAATCATATTTTACGAAATCGTGGAATATACAAAAATTGGAGACGTAAAGTCTTTGAAAGAGATAATTACACCTGTCAAATGTGCTATACTACGAATGTACAATTACATGCACATCACGTAAAATCTTTTTCTAACTTTCCAGAATTAAGATATGATATTAGTAACGGAATGACACTATGTGCCAAATGTCATCGATTGACAGACAGTTATGCTAGAAAGATTAAGATTAATTAACAACGAAGCAAAGAGTTTTAGTAAATGTTTTTGGTGGTTCGCATTAAATAAAGAACAAAAATGAAGAAGAAATACCAACATTCTCCCTGTTCTGGCATTATAGAAAAAGAAAAACACAGTATAACTATTTCGGTTTGTCCTGTTTGTAGAGAAGAATTCTGTAGAAAATGTTCTGAACACTTTATTACATGTCCTTGGTGTGAACCACCATATTTAGAACAAATAAAATGATAGGAGACTTTGTAGAAAAGATGACATATTGGGGCTGGGGTTGGTTATTTGATTTTGATAACACAGTACTTAGAATAGTATTTTTACCGTTTGCTTTTTGTACTTTAATAGCCTTTGCCATACCAATAATGTTACTTGTCATCCTAAGTACGATAGTTGAAGTAGAAGATTATTATTTCTAACCTTGCGCTTCATTATTTGTAAAATTAACTTGTATTATTTCCTTTCTTTCTATTAAGTTGTTGTTCTCATCTACAATAGTATATCCACCTCCTATCTTTGATGGATTACCACCTATCATATATCCATCAGTGTAATACTTAGTCATATAATTGAATGCGGGTTGATATGGGGTAAGAAAGGTTATTATTACATAACCTTATCTAAACTAATTGGTGTCCCTTGTCTCTGGTATTAGTCGTAGCTACAGTTGCTCTCTCTTCTGTTCGCAAGCGATACAGACGGGCTCTCCATTGTAGCGATAGATTGAACCTTCATGCGTCATTGATTACGATTATGTTCCCTTCGTAACAAGGTAAGGTCGCCTTATCCTTCGTTTTCAACCCTTACCGAAGGCACAGTGCGTTGTGAGGGGTATATAAACTAAAAACCCTTTCAACGGGGTGGAAATCTTTCGACTTCCGCCTCCCTGAAAAGGTTTTAATCTTTGGAAGGCCTCCGTTGGTTAGTGCAATCCACTAACATCACAAGTTTACACCCTCTATAAAATAAAGTCAATAGGATAAGTTATCAACACTTTCACTTGCAATATATCCTAAGACTGGTATTATAGAGGTATGAAGATACAAAACATAAAGAAAACTAAATATGAACAGGTGGCAGAGATACTAGATAAGCAAGGTTATATTACTGATAGCGAAACAGTTAAGATATTTGGGATTGAAGGCGGTTTATATAACGTCCATGAACATATAAGGATTTGGAAAAAATTAAGGGCTGATAAAGAATTCTTTGAAGATAAAAAAATTGTAGAGAAGAGAAAAGGTTATCGGTGTCATTTGGTAAGAGTTGAAGGACAAGATTCTTATTACAAGGTAGGTAAACAATTTTATAATTCGATTAACTTAACCAACTAACATGACACCACAAGAAGAAAGAAATAAAAGGTTTGATGAGAAGTTTGCCGATTACGGTGGCGAATATTCAAACACGCTCGATGTTCCACGCTCATTAGTTAAAGAATTTATTGAATCAGAAATAGACCTAGCAATATCAGACTATCAAACAAACTTTGAACAGAAACATATAGCAAGTGCGGTTGAAGTAGCAAAAGTAGAGGCGGTGCGTAAATTCATTGACCAAGAGATTGAGAGGAAGAACGGAATGAAGAAAGATTATTTATGGGTTAACTTCGATGAAGGTTGTGGGGCTGATATGAGTGATGGTTACAACCAAGCCGTAGATGAAGACATAGTCCACCTTACATCATTAAAAGAACTAATTAAATAAATATGGAAAAAGATAATAAAAACTTATTTGTTGACGATTACGGGGAATTACTGGCTCAGGTAAATGGGTATGACTTGGTTAGTTTTGATACAGATAATGGTTATCAAGGAAAGTACTGTGCTGTACTAACAGATGGTGAAAGATTATTTTATTATATTGATGACTATGGTTCATGTTCAGGTTGTGATTGGTTAGAAGGCGAAGATATGAAATCATATGACCTTGGTATTAAGAATAATCTAGAAAAACATTATGCTGTCGATTATAAACAGGCTCTTGAATACTGTGGGGGTATAAAACCTATGTACATCGTTCCCAAAAATAAGCCCTTAAAAGTAGTAAATTTAGGAAGATATAATGGATTTCTAATTAAATAAATATATGAGAGAAATATATCTACTTTGGAACGATGCAGAGAATAGACCAATGATAAATAGGGGTAGTTTTGGCAGTATAATTACCTACTTAACCGTGGAACAGGCACAGGCTAGATTGGCAGATGATAATTTTCTGGAGACAATTGGCGTAAAAATAAGTATTAAAAAAGTAAAAGTAATTGATTAACATGAAAATACTAACCCATAAAGAAGTCTGCTCTAGAGGTGGAAAGAACTCTTGGAAGAACAAGTCTAAAAAGGAAAGGTACGAGATTATAAAGGCAAGGTGGGCAAAAGGTAGGGAAAAGAAGGAGGTAAAGGAGGCTATAAATAAAGATTAAATATATGACATCACTATCAGTACCAAATAAGCCAAAAGATTATCATTGTGGACAGTGTGGCAAGTCCAAACAAAAGTTACTATATCTAGATTTGCGCGAGACGAAATCTTCAAGAGTGTGGAAATGTAAACAGTGCTACTTTTCTCCCAAATAAAAAGCCCCACAGGGGGCTTTTGTTATAGTGCTATTGCTTTCTTTCCTCGTTTAGATGAGGTTGTGACGTCATAACCACTAGCCTTGAGACGTTTTACCCAATATCCAATTGTGTGTTCAGATACCCCAAATAACTTACTTATCTCTAACGTTGTCTTACCCTCGGCTCGCAAGTCCTTAATTTGTAACACCTGTTCTTTTGTTAGTTTATTCATTTGTTTATTGCTATTATTATACGTTTCCACATTCTATTATAAGCTATTATATCATTCTTTCTTTTCCATGCCATAGCGAAGGGGTTAGATTTCCACTTGTATTTCAATACATGTTGTATTTGTTTTTTGTTCATATATTTATTATTGCCAGCATGTACGGCTAGAATACCATGGCTGTGTACCTACATTCTCATATAGATATTCACCATACGCTTTGTTATCCGCCTCTAAGGCCAGATTGTATCCAAGCTTTTTTGCTGTTGCATTATGATTGCTATTAATCTGATAGTACCCGATATCGTATGTGCCGGCGTATTCGCCTGTCATTACAGGTTTAATCAATACCTGACCATATTGATTGTAATGGCTAGCGGTATTCGGAACGCCCCTGTCATGTCTGTCACGCTTACCACTTTCACAATCCGCTATACGTTTCATTACTGGGGATACTGCCTTTACCTCTTTGATAACCTCTTTGTCCGCATAAACGACCTGAGGCGGTAGAAAGTATCCACCTAGTACAAAGAGCCATGCACCCACGCAAATCGTGCCTGAAACGATTATAGAGCCTTTAGTGGCACGTTTAGCCTCGTATACCATACGTTGAAGACGTGTACGAACCTTACCATCACAAGTAAACCTACCTATCAAATCCCTACCATAATAAATTTTTGTCATTGTTTTAATGTTAGTTAGTCCCACAAAAAGCCTGATAAATCATCATGGATATTCTGTGCATCATTGTTAATAAAAATACTACCGACTTGAATACCATCACCTGTATCAACGTTGCCAATTTCATTAAAAATTGTTTGTGCAACTTGTCTTGTGTGTGCTTCTGTACCAATGACTTGAACACAAACACTTCCATCATCACCAACTGCTTCGACACCAGTGAGATTAAGTTCATTTATCCTACTAGCGATTCTGTCTTGATTATTTATTGTTCTCATTTGATTAATAGTAACGAGTGTCTTATATGTTTCTCTTACTATGCTATCAGTATAACGTATATGTAATTATATGCAATGAATATATACATGAATATATGTGGATAACTCATGATTGTAATGTATGATACTAAAGTAGATATATATAAAGCCATATAAAAAGCTATTGACAACTATCGAGATTCAATCTCGTCTATAATCTATTATTGTTTTTATCTTAATTAAGGTATAATTGTGATGATTTACTTTTCAATAAAACATATCACGCCCTAGACTAATGATGGACGGGGAAACTAGCGAGACACAATCGTGTAGACTAGTACAATCATGAAGATGATAAAGAGATATGCTATAAAAGAAAACACTCAGACAATTTATAAAGATAATTACACTGTCCTCATTGCGTCTCTAACGTAGATGTATTATAATATGTATATGTCAATAGCACTATCAAAAGCTCAAAAGGTATTAAAGGCGTATAGAGATAATAATTATAACGCCTCTAAAGCTTTAATTGATGTTGGATACTCCCCTCAAACAGCTGATAAACAATCTAAGTTAGTTATCAATCGTTCTATAAAGAAGGTTGCTAAGGAGCAAATGGAAGAAATAGTGAATAGTAGTAACCCAATGTCAAAGTTATTAGGATTCGTTGGATTAAGCCAAGATGAGCTAGCAAATGAGTACTTATCTTTGATTAAACAGAATAAAGATTTATCTACTAAATTGAAAGCTATGTTGCCATTATTAGCTGAACATGGTATAAAGTGGGATAATGAAAAGACAGATGTACAAGTACCAATACTAAATGTAACAGTAAAAGATAATGAGGCTACAGTAATTGAAGATAATCAAGGGAGAGGGGTAGTCGGTAATGAAAAAGATTAATGATAAGTTAAGGATAAGCCTCATCTCCAAAATCTTCAAAATAGTAATATAGACAATATATCATAATCATTGTATAATATGTTTGAACAATACGAACAAATAGGTAAGGATTGGTTAGATGGTAAAATTACTATTACAGAATTCAATGGTTTTAAGTTAAATCCTAAACAGATTGAGTTTGTTAATGATAAAAGTCGTAGCTTGCTCATTAGTGGTGGTATGAGTAGTGGTAAGACAATGGCGTTTATTATTAAATTCATCTTACTTTCACAGTTCTTTCCTAATTCTCATTTTCTCATAGGTCGTAAAACACAAGGAAATGCTGAAGATACGTTTATGAAGGATTTTATGGAACTTTGTCCTCCTGGTATCTATCGTCATGAGAAAGGAAATCATAAGATTGTATTCTCTAATGGTAGTGAAGCTGAGTTTTGGGGACTAGATGCTCTACAGAGTGGTGCTTCAACGGATATTAAGAAGGCTGAACAGAAACTTAAATCTCACAACTTTACATTTATATTTACTGACCAACTTGAGGAAATTGAAATGAAGGTATTTGATGCTTTACAAACTCGTATGAGAAGAAGGATGTGTAAGGATAATGCTGAGTTTATGAAGGTTATGAGGGATAGTAAGGGCAATGCTATTTACGAAGTATGTACTAAGTGCGGTAAATACACATTTAACCAGTACTGTGCGACAACTAACCCAGCTAACTTCTGGGGATATAGCTATTTTAAGGTTAATCCAAGACCTAATACTCATTTAATTGAAACTTCTACTTTAGACAATAAAGCACATCTTACAGAACAGTTCATTACAAATGAGTTAAGTAAGCCAGAAGCCTATAAAGCTAAGTACTTTTATGGGTTATGGGATGATAAATCTATGGTTGAAGGTGGTGTATTTTACGAGGAATGGATACTTAATCAGAGGGCTTTAGTTAAACCTCCACTTCGTGTTATAGGTGGTATTAGAATATTTGAAGAACCAGACTTACAGGATTATCAGATAGGAATAGACCCCTCATTAGGCGCATCAGACCCAAGTTCTATTACATGTATATCTAAGTTTACTGGTAAGGTAGTCGCGACTTACACAGCTCTAGTGCCAACAAATGTGCTTGTGGAGAAGGCTGTTCAAATAGCATTAATGTACTCTCAAAAAGAACCACCTATGATAGTTCCAGAAGCTACTGGAATAGGGCAGGCTCTTGTTGAAGCTTTACGACCAGTTTATGATAATATTTACATTCGTGAGGTGTATGCAGGAATCAAGGAAAAACAAAGTCATAAGTTAGGCTTTTATACTACACATGCCACAAAGACACAGTTGATTGAGAATATGAAGGAATTGTTTGGAAAAGGATTCCCAAAGATTTATGATGAAGACCATGTCAATGAATTAAACAAGTTTATATATACAGACGAAGCTGCGCAGAAAGGTGCTGGGGCACAGCAAGGTTATCATGACGATAGGGTAATGAGTACATTGCTAGCTTTTTGGAAAGTTCCGTATAACTATATGCCAGAGAAAGTCGATACTTATATGTTAAATCGAATAGAAGCCAATCGAGCTAAACCCAAGAACTTTAATTAATTTTACTTAAATGTTGATTAAATTAGATTCACAACTTTTTACAACACACCCAGCACGAAGATTTGCCAATAAATATTCGGTGTCTGAATCAGTTTGGATGGAATTATGGAAACGTTACAAGATGCTTGAGTATACACCAGCAGAAATGGCTGAGTATTTCCAGATAAAGACAGGGAAGAGCATACGAAAACGTCAAGTAAAAAGATGGGTATTTCTAACAGAGATTTTTGCTCTTACTAAACCTGCTCGTGATATGGGTGCACAAGTAGTTAACACAGAAATATTTGGTATTTATGAAGGAAAAGTAATAGATGAGATAATGAAACATATAAAATCTGGTGGAACAAAGAACTGTAATATTATTGTGTAATTACAATATCTTTTTTATTGGCGGTGGTTATATATCGAATAAAGGACATTATGTCTGTTAGAATATGACCATGAATCCATCTATCCTACCAGACAGTATATTCAGTCGTATACGACAGGAAAATAGTGACTTTTTTGACCAGTATATTCAAATAGTTCCAGGATACTCTTTTAATCAATACGCGACCCTGAAACGTATACATTTGTATTTGAATTCAAAGTTCGAAGATTCATCTCAGTATCTAGGTAGAGACAAGTTGTTCTTTAACGTAGTTGTACCAGCCTGTGAGGTTGCTGCAAAGATGTTGAATGTAGATACTAAGGATATTCGTCTTATTCCACAGGATGCACAATCATACTTCTCTTCACACCTTCTAGAAAAAGAACTCAAACAATGGTTAAAGACTTCTAAACTCGCCAATGTCCTTAACAAGATAGCAGAGGATGGGCCTAAATACGGTTCTGTTGTCCTTGAGAAGGTTAAGGGTGGTGCTAAAGTGGTAGACCTCCGTAAACTAATCCTAGACCCGACCGTTGAGAATATCGGAGATTCAAGATTTGTTACCACAATCCATTACATGACTCCTAGTGAGCTTCTAGACACTGGATGGGATAATGCAGACGTAGCTATCGAACGATTTGGTAATTCTTTAGGACAAACTTCTTACGAAGACGGCTCAGGCACAATCAATCAACTGAAGTCTACACCCTACATCAAGGTGTATAAACGATATGGTGAGGTTCCACAATGGTGGTTGGATGGGGGTAAGTCGGATAAACTAGTTAAAGCCCTATTTATTGTAGCTGGTGCAGACTATCTAGAACGCAACGCCGAAGGCAAGGTCACAGGCGAAAGTGGTGTAATTCTATTTAAGTCCAGATGGTACAAAGGTTGGCCATTTAAAGATTTCCATTTCACAAAGATTCTAGGTCGTTGGTTAGGATTGGGTATAGTTGAAGCTCTGTTTGATACACAAGTACGTCTAAATGAACTAAAAAATCAAAAGCGTATTTCAATGGAAATTTCTACTATCCATATTTTCCAAAGTCCTGATAAACAGATTGTAAGAAATATACTATCAGACCTTGAAAGTGGAGATGTCCTCCTGTCGCCGAACGGAATTACTCCAGTTGCTAACGAGGAACGTAACCTTTCGGCATTCGATGGAGAGGAAACAAGTTATCTTCAGCACTCCCAAAGACTTTCTTTCGCCTACGATGCAGTTTCAGGACAAGTGTCGGCAGCTTCTACCACAGCAACAGCAGTTATTAATGCTCAACAGCAAGCTTCTTCTACATTCGGATTCAAACGTGAAAACTATACGAATATGCTTCGTGACTTCTTTAACGATTTGGTACTCCCAGAGCTAGAAAAAGACCTAACACCAGAGCACATTATGCGATACACTGGTTCGTCTCAGGAACTTCAGAAACTGGATGATGCTGCTGCTCAGATTCATGTAAATGATTTTATAAAATCTCGTTATGCCAGTGGAAATCCACCTTTACCAGAAGAGGTTGAGGCAGAAAAAGCTAAAGCAATTCGGGAATATAGAAAATTGGGCGATAATAGATTCATAAAGATTAAGAATTCCTTTTATAAAGATGCCGAATTCGAATTTGACTTCAATATCGGTAATGAACAGATAAATCCTCAGACAATTGCAACTAATACTCAAGCACTTCTAGCTGCTTATAACCCACAAGCAATGAATGACCCAAGATATAAACTCATGTACTTCAAATATGCTGATGCTTTGGGAATTTCAAGGGGTGAAATTGAATTAGCAGACCAACAGGCAAATGATATCGTTGAAAATAAGCCAGAAGTGATGGGAATTGAGTCCCCAATTCAGATACCAGACATGAAAGCAGCCAAGGGGGCACCAGTGACTTCGCCATTAGGAGGTAGATTATAAATTAATAAAAATATATGAATCAATATCAAGGTAAAACAAAAAATTTCGTTGTAGATGCCAATGCAACTAGTTTGGGTGAGGGTAGAACAGAACAAGTTTGTTATAAGAATGGAGATTGTAGCTGTTGTGGTGTACTAGGGTATGAAGATAATGTTGGTTATGGAATGGACGAGAGTGATAAACATAAAGAAGACTAAACATGCCGAAAACAGTACAAGATAGATTCTTTAAAGACCCAGAGTGGCATTTAGTCACGGATTTAATAGAAGCATTTATTAACCCGCTTCTTGATATGGATACGATAGATACACGACAGCCAGCAGAACAAGTTAAAGCAGAAATAATCGGTAGAAAACTAGCATATAAACAACTACGAGATTTCTGTGAGCAATCGAGACTATTAGCTAAGCAGGGTACAGAACAAGGGTCGAATTTTAAAAAAAGTTATTTCCAATAATATGAATTCAAATTACGCAACACAACCAAATCTAGATACAAAGAAACCTGTAGGAGGTAATGGTATCGATGCGCCAGTTTACAAGAATGGTGTAGCAACGTTAGCAACTGTTATGTCAGCTGATACAAAAGATTCTAGTACGAATATGAATCAAACTGCTAGTAGTGAAAATCGCTCAGCTAAGTTTAAGAATCCAAACGTAAAGCAAAACATTCCTAGTGCAGGGCAAGGACAATATCAATAAAACTTTGAGGGCTTAGGATATAGCAACCTCATTTAAAAAGCACAATCCATGGGAGTAAACCCTTTAAATCACTAACATATAGCTTATATATGCAAGACGAGACACCTGTGAATGTCGACACTACAAACGACACTGACACAACAGTAAATGATTCTCTCACTGCCGAAGAGAAATTAGCAGCTCTCGAGGAACAGAATAAAAAACTGTACGCACGAGCAAAAAAGGCGGAAGGCTTCGTTCAAGATGACAGTGGAAACTGGGTCAAGAAAGAGGTTAAGCCCAAGGCAGACATTAGTGAAGTACGAGATACCGCTAGACCTTCTGATATCTTACGTTCACCAGAGTTCGTTCTACACAGAGAAGGGTATAACGAGGATGAAATCGATATCATCATGAAAAATGGTGGTCGAGAGATTCTAAAGAACGAAAAACACCCAATAACACTCGGCCTGAAAGCTGCTCGTGAACAACGAATAGCTGAAGAAGCCGCTGGAAAATTAGGAGATAAGTCTGGAACATCTGACGTTGAAAGAAAGTATACAGAAGCACAGATGCGAGCTATGAAGAAAGAAGACCTAGAGAAATTAATTGGCTATGCCAACTAAGGTACTTGTACTCACATATTAACATTAATATAATTTATGAGTACATCAACAGGTTTGATTACACCAACACAGGTGTATTACGATAAGACATTCTTGGACAGAGCAAAGATTGAACTCCGACACGATTTCGGTGCTCAGTTGAAATCTGTTCCTATGAATTCGGGTGCAGTAGTACGTTTTACAAGATTTTCACCATTGGCACTAGTAACAAGTGCACTTTCTGAAGCTACAAATCCATCAGAAGTAGCAATGACAGCAACTAACGTATCAGCTACATTGGCTGAATACGGTAACGTTACTCATGTTGGCTCATTGTTCTCGATGACACAAATCGATGAAGGTTTGAAAGAGCACGTAGAAGTTCATGGTCAAAACGCAGGTGAGTCTATCGACAGACTTATTCGTCAAGAATTGCACTCAGGTGCAACAGTTCAGATTGCTACTGGCGCAACACTAGCAACCGATATTATGACATCAGATGTCTTTTCGGGTGTTGAAATTCGCAAGGCAGTTAGAACATTGAAAAAGAATAAGGCTCAGAAGTTCGATAATGGATACTACAGAGGTATCATAGGTCCAGATACAGCATATGACCTATTCGGAGACACAGAATGGTTGGACGCACACCGATATACAACTAGTGATGCTATCGAAAGAGGTGTCATTGGTAAGCTACACGGAGTTGAGTTCGTTGAAACAAATAACCAGTACTATGATACATCGGCTGGTTTGTCAGGAACTCCTGTAACAGCAACATCGGCTGGAGTACACTCAGTTTACGATAACTTTATCTTCGGTAAGAATGCTTACGGTATTATTAATCTAGGTTCAATAACAACACCTACGGTTATTGTTAAGAACCCAGGTCCAAATGATACAAGTAACCCATTGAACATGTTTTCAACAGTTGGTTGGAAAATGCCTTTCGCAGTTAAGGTCTTAAATAGTAACTGGCTTATTAACGTTAAAACTGGAGCAACAGGTGGTATTATATATACTACTGGTGGTGGCGTTCAGGGCTAGTAAATATAGCAACTTTAGTATTAACATCTTCCCCCTTGACTTATGCAAGGGGGTTTATGTTATACTAAATACATGAAGCAAGTCTCCGTAATTAATTTATCAGATTCGTTAGAGATAAATGTGTTATATGAAAAGGGTAAGTTAGCGTATACTTTTGAACATAATGGAAAGACATACGGTAATGCAATTAAACTGGATAAAAAGTCTGTAATTGATATCGTAAGCGCATCATTACTTTTATTTACTAATGCATTACAAACTAAACAATCATTAACATGAGAGTATTCCCAGATTTTGTTGACGAACTTACAAAAATAGACGAAAGGATTTCTGTTGCAAGGAATAGGAACTATCCAGAACTGGCTAATATACTTTTGGATGGAATTAATATCTGTTCGATACCAAGTGGGGAGATAAAAGATGAAGTTGACCCTCGTTATACAATAGAGTTTTCAAACGGATTTGTTAGTAAACATCGAACACGACCAGAAGCAATTGACCTAGTTAATGCAACATTAGCAATGGTAAAAACACCAGAAGGTAAAGATATCTTCTATTCAAAAGAATGATTACAATTGTAAACTATGAACAAGGTATAAATAATGGAATACTGACTAAATTCGCTGTAAAGCTACACGAAAACTTTAAAAAGTTAAAAGTTAAGTCTGAGATTTCTCCAGTTCCATATAAACAAGCAGAAGTTAATTTGCATATTAACTATTTACCATATAAGCATGAAAATTCTCCTGATTCTGTAAATGCTTTGATGATTACTCATATATTTGATGGGTATAAAATGAATGCTGTAAAAAAGGGTATGGAAACAGCTGATATTGGAATATGTATGTCTAAAGAGACTTATGAACAGATGATAAATGCGGGTATACCAAAGGAAAAGTTAACATTTATTTTACCTGCTCATGATGGTCATGTAAGACGACACCAAATTGTTGCGATTCTAACAAACGTATATCCAGATGGGTGTAAGCGACAAGAGATGTTCACAGAACTCGTAAAAACATTGGACTTAAATAAATGGGCGTTTAGAATTATGGGCAAAGATTGGCGTGACATTTTGGTTCCATTGGTAGCTAAAGGATTACAAGTAGATTATTTCGCTGAATTTAACTACGACCTACACAAACAGATTTTGGACTCATCTGATTATTCGTTATACTTTGGTAAAGACGAAGGTTCTATGGGAATACTAGATAGTGCTCAAGCTGGTTTAAAGACAATTGCTCCAAATATCGGTTTTCACAAAGAAATTGGTATTGATTATCCATTCGACACCCAAGAAGAACTAAATGCAATATTTGCAAAATTAACCAAAGAAAATACTAGTAAAGTTGAAGATTGGACTTGGGAAAACTATGCAAAGAAGCATCTAGAAGTATTTAATAAATGTTTAGATAATAAACTTTAAAAAATGAGTAGAAATATAAATAATGTAAACGTTGTTGTTATTGGCGGGGCAGGTTTCTTGGGTTCACACTTGGTTGACCACTTAATCGAGGACAGAAATTGTAATGTAATTGTACTAGATAATCTAATTTCTGGTTCTAAGAAGTTCATAAACAAGAAAGCAAAGTTCATTTACTGTGATATTACTCAATCAGAATCAGTTTTATATAAGATTTTCAAAGACAATAATATTGATTATGTGTTCAACTATGCAGCTGAGCCTTATATACCAGTTTCATTTGAACGACCACTACACACATTTAATATAAATGCTTTTGGTGCTCTTAAGGTTATGAACGCAGCACAAGAGGCTGGCGTAAAGGGAATACTACAAGTATCCAGTGCTGAAATTTACGGTGACGCTAAAGGTAAGATAAACGAAGAAGAACCAGTACGACCACATTCAACATATGGAGCCGCTAAAGCTGTTATTGATTCTCTTGTACAGATTAGATGGAAAGAGGCTAAAACTCCAGCAATAGCAATGAGACAGTTTAACTGTTTAGGTGAAAATGAAACACATCCATATATAATTCCAGAGATAATCAATCAAATATCTAAGGGTGGGTTAGGAATATCGTGGGAAGAGCAAAAGTCTTTAAGAAATATGATAACGGTAAAAGATTGGGAAAAAGAACCAGATGTAGTTATAGAGCTGGGAAATAATTCATTTAGAGATTTTCAGTATGCAGGGGATGCTGTAAGAATGGCTGTTGAATTACTCGAAAAGGGAAACTTCGGCGAAGTCTACAATATTGGTTCTCAAGAGGGAATTAAAATGTATGATTTGGCATTTAAGATAGGTGAGTTAATGGGAAAGAAAGTAAGTATCTTTACAAATCAAAGTCGTGTTCGACCTTGGGAGATATGGCACTTACAATCTGATAATACTAAGCTTTATAAAACGATTGATTATCGACCACGAGTATCTCTAGAAGAAAGTCTAAAACGAGTTATTAAAGATTACAATGCTAATGGATTTTGTTTCTAAGTATGGAAAATGTAAATAAACTAGAATATGAATATGCTAAGTTTGTGAGTACAAAGTATGCCGTGGCCGTTAATAGTGGCACTGCAGCACTCCATTTAAGTCTTGTAGCCCTCGGAATAGGCAGAGACGATGAAGTTATCGTCCCTGACTTTACAATGGCTGCTGTGGGCTTTGCAGTCGCTTATACAGGGGCTAAAGTTGTTACTGTAGATTGTGGAGACGATTATAATATTAATGTAAATCTAATTCATGAAAAAATCACGCCGAAAACCAAAGCAATCATTGCTGTCGATACCTATGGCAGATTATGTGATATTAAAACTATTAGAAAAATCGCAAAAGCAAAAGGACTGTTTGTTATCCAAGATTCGTGCGAAGCACAAGGGTCATCAAAAGGAGGTGATTCCGATTGTCTTGTCTTTTCATTTTTTAAAAACAAAATAATTCACGGTGAAGAAGGTGGAATTGTTTGTACTGATAGTAAGGAAATTGCTGATAATATTCGTGACCTGAAAAATATGGCATTTGGAAGTAAACATAATTATTTCCATGAGAGAATTGGATTTAATTACCGTATGCCAGATTCACAGGCTAAAATGATATTAAAATCCCTAGAACAATTTTATCAAAATTGGACTAATCGTATCCAGTTTGAAACTATTTGGAACAAATTAATACCAACACAAAAAAGAGATGCTGTTTGGGTTTATGATTTTCTATGTAAAAGTAAAGAGGATAAGGATATAAAGATTAAAGAACTAAATGATAATAAGATTAAATGGAGACATTTCTTTAAACCACTTTCAACGATGCCTATGTTTTTACAGCCAGTAGGATTAAAAGCTTTTGATTTTAGTAATAGGGGTTTATATATCCAATACAATGAATAAAATTGAGGTTTTAACAGCAATAACTGGTGATAAAGATTTTATTAGAAACGACCAAGAGCGTGGCTCTGCTGATTGGACTGTATTTAGTGATAAACAGATTGATAGTCCATTATGGAAGTGTAAGAAAGCATATGATAAGTTTGTTGACCCAAGACGTAATTCTAGGATACATAAACTACTTATACACAAGTATTCTGATGCTGATGTAACAATATGGATTGATGGGAATATTAAACTATTAATATCTCCTGATGAGATTGTAGAGAAACACCTTCAAAACTACGATATGGTCATGTTCCAACATGGAGGTAGAGATTGTATTTATGATGAGGCAATTGCTTGTGCAAAGTTAGGACTAGACGACCCAGAAATTATCATAGAACAAGCTAAACACTATGAGGACGATGAGTTCGCTAAACATAAAGGGCTATGTTCTGGATACTTTATTGTTAGACGTAACAATGAGAAAACTAGACAATTCAACGAATATTGGTGGGCAGACTATTGTAGGTATTCTAGGCGAGACCAGATAGCTCTAATGCCCGCACTCGATAGAGCAGGAATAAACATCAATATATTGCCTTTTGTATGGGAGAATAGTAAAGAGTTTGCAAGTATGGGTGGAATAACACGAATGTATTATCATGCGCACAAGGAAGGTAATTTTGATGAAAAGAAATGAAGATATTATTTTATTTCTCCGATTATGGAGCTAATGTAATACGTCAAGAACAAAACACTTATGGAGGTGTAGGTTATTACCGCATAATAAAGCCATCGCAAATGGTTAAAGGACACGAAGTTACTGTTATCGGTAGAGAACTATTAAAAATGGGTTCAACTCCAGAAGAACGTTGGGAAAAAGTCTTTACTGATTATGATGTGTTTTGGTGTTCGTATTTTAGCGACCCTAAAGAAGCGTCTGCAATGTTTAGTACTAGAGATAGGCTCGGCAAAAAGGTTGTACTAGATTGTGATGATAACTTTCTAGATGTGTTAGAGACTCATCCTCTTTATGATAAATTGAAAGGTGGTAAAAGAGATAAAGCCTTTATTTCTACAACATTATCGTTTGCTGATGTAATTGTTGTATCAACAGAGCCACTTAAACAACGTTTTAGAAAGCATTTTAAAGAAGTTCATAATCTTGATAAGAAGATAGTAGTCTTACCAAATATGAATGATAAAAAAGATTTTGACTTTAAACTAGCAGAAAAACACACAAATAAGTTTGTTATTGGATATGCTGGGTCTAATTCACACCAAGATGATTTGGCTATGTTTATGCCAAATTTAATGAAGATAATGAGAAAGTACAAGAATGTTCATTTTGAAAGTATTGGTTCTATACATAAAAATGACCTATGGATGTTTAAAGATTTTACTCATGAAGAAATGAATAGATGTGACTTATTACCTGCCACTTGGACATTTAAAGAATATCCAGAAATGTTGAGTAAGCTAAAATGGGATATAGCGGTAGCACCGTTGGTGGATAGTTCATTTACTAGATGTAAAAGCCATATTAAGTTTATGGAGATGAGCATACTAAAGATGCCGACGATTTTATCTAGGGTTTACCCATATTTCATGGATATCAATGGCAGACGTGTTGTAACGCATAATGAAACTGGATTATTGGTAAAACCTTCTCAATGGTTCAACGCGATGGAAGAATTAATCTTAAACAAAGATAAACGGCTGAAATTAGCCGAGAACGCTTATAATCATGTAGCAACAAACTGGCAATATGACAATAGTATTAGTCGTATTATTGATGAGATATTGGCTTAAATATGTAACTACTTCGTGAGTGGTAGTAATTATAATGCTCTATTGTGTTTAATGTTCTAAAATTGGAGCATGTCACTATCATTTAACGATACCACAACCAAGCAAGGTCTTATTCAAGTATGTGAGGATAAGCTTTTTGGTTCGTACGGTACTATATCAGGAGACGAAGATTTACTTTATCAATTTACACGTTTAATAAATGAGGCTCTTAATAGAGTTACCTCTTTAATACTTAGGTCTGATGGTAGATGGCAGTTTGATGACCAAAATAATACTGATTTACCAATAGGTACTACAAACCTTGTTACTACGGTTGGTTCTGAACAACAAGATTACGGAATTGCTATTACTCATTTAAAGATTCTCGGTGTAGAGGTAAAAGATGCGGCTGGTAACTGGAGACAGTTAAGTCCAATCGACCAAGCGGATTTAATGGATAATTCTGTTACTGACTTTCTTAAGACTGCTGGATTACCAAAATACTACGACAAGATTGGTAATTCAATATTTCTATATCCTAAACCATTGGGCACCGCAGTCACTGCAACAGCTGGATTAAAGATTAGATTCCAAAGACCACCTTCTTATTTCGTATATACCGACACAACGAAAGTTCCAGGTTTTAATTCTCTCTATCATAATTTACTTGCAGCTATAGCTTGTAGAGACTATGCAATTGATAAAGTATTACCATCAGCAAAAGGATTCCAAGAGCAGGTTGTAATTATGGAAAATGACTTAGTTGAGGATTACGCACTTAGGAACAAAGATGAACATATAAACATTAGTAGTAAAGGACGTAAATATAGATTTAATTAAATGGGAAGATTAGGATATAAATTTTCAGATGAAAGTAGATTGAAAATGAGGCTAGCTCATCTGGGTAAAACCCGTGGGCCTCATTCTAGTGAAACAAAGATTAAGATGTCATTAGCTGCTAAGGGTAAAAAGAAGTCTAAAAAACATTGCACTAATCTTACAATAGCAGCATTAAATAAATATAAAAATGGATTTGTTTCTCCATTAAAAAATATATGGGAAGAAAATCCAGATTTTCTACGAGGGAAAAATAATCCTAGATGGATTAAAGATAGAAATAAAATCAAAATTGGAGATAGGGTTCTTCATGACCCACTTTATAAACAATGGCATATGAGCGTCAAGAACAGGGATGGTTGGAAATGTAAGATTTCTAACGATAGTTGTTCTGGTCGTTTAGAAGCACACCACATACTTCAATGGAAGGATTTTCCAGAGTTAAGATATGAGGTTAATAATGGCATTACTTTGTGCCATGCACATCACCCACGTAAAAAGGAAGATGTTGCGAAGTTGTCACCATACTTTAAACAATTGGTGGCTTCATTAGACTAAAATCGCTACATTCAATAAATTCAATAGTTTTGTAGAGGCAGTTGCGGAAAAGAAGCATAATTTGGGTTCTGACCAACTTGTTGTAGCTCTTACAGCATCAGCCCCAGTGGCGACTAATACTGTTCTTACAGATTTGACACAAGTTTCTTATACAAACTTATCTTCTAGAAATATCACTACTTCTACATCAGCACAAACATCAGGAACATATAAATTAGTTTGTAATGACCTTACACTTACAGCAACTGGTACAGTAGCTACATTTAGATACGTAGTATTATATAACGACACGGCAACTAACGATGAACTTATCGGTTGGTATGATTATGGAAGTAACGTATCTCTTGTAAACGGAGATAGTTTTCAAATAAACTTTGATGACAGTAATGGGGTCTTAACTATTGCATAATATATGGCATGGATTGCAACAGATGATTTTAATAGCTACTCCGCAGGAGACTTAGGCACATTAAATGGTGGCAGTGGATGGTCTGCTGGTTGGGTTGATGGCGGAGGTACAATATCTGTTGCTACAGATGCTGCATATGAAGGAATAAATGGTGTAACTGCAGCTGCATCTGCGGCCGCTTTATATACTCGTGCTATTACAACTGCTGTAACAGCTGGAACTATGTATGTAAACATGAAGTCTAGTTCTACAAGTTCTGTCTTTTATTTTATCTTAACAGAGAGTGGAAATGGTCGAATGTATATTAAGTTCGATTCTGATGGCAATATTAAGATTTATGACAATGGGAGTGCAACCTATCAAACAATAACCGCTTATGCCGCTAATACATGGTATCAGATTGCTATAAACTGGGATACTGCTGTACAAGCAAATAAATATAGAGCGTCTGTTAATAATAGTGCGTATACAAGTTATTATACTGTTACAGGTGGAACATTTACTAATATTACTGGTGTCATATTAGAACGCGATAATACTGTTGGAAATGTATACTGGGATAGAATTTCTGACGCACCATCAAGTCTTACAACTGGTATTGTTTCATATTGGAAATTAGACGAATCAAGTGGTAACGCCGCTGATTCAGTTGGTTCTAATACATTAACCAATAATAACTCTACCGCTTACGCTACTGGAAAAATAAACAATGGTATAGATTTCGAAAATAGTAGTTCGCAATATCTTTCTATATCTGATGGAACACAAACTGGATTAGATATAGTGGGTAATCTGTCAATTTCTTTTTGGTGGAAACCAGAATCACATGTAGCTTTTACATGGTTAGTGGCTAAATACGTTTTGTCTGGTAACCAAAGAAGTTACGGTGTTTATTATGATACTGGCAATACATTAAACTTTGCTTTTTCTAATAACGGAACCGCAACATCTGGAGCTGGTTATTCATTTACTCCAGTAGATGGTACTTGGTACCACATTGTGGTTACTTATAACACATCAGGAACTCAAACAATTTATGTAAACGGTTCAGTGCTTGGAACTACCTCTGGATTAGCAACTTCTATATACAATTCTACTGCAGATTTTTGGGTTGGTGGAGGTAATAATGACCCAGATGTTGATGGCCTAATGGATGAAGTTGGTATTTGGTCAAAAACACTAACTAGTTTAGAGGTTGCTGCTTTATATAATTCTGGTAATGGATTAGCGTATCCGTTAAATACTGCATATTCTTTTAACTCGTTTGATAGTGACTCAATAAGACAATCAAATGCTACATTTTCAACTGCACACGATGCAGTAACGGGAACATCAAGAAATGATACTTATAATCTAATTGGTTGTTATCTCAATGCTGGTAGTTATGAGATTGAAAGAGGTTTCGAAACGTTTGACACATCATTAGTTGGAGATGGTGATACTATTACTGGAGTTACTTTGAAAGTTAGGATTGAAGGTGTAGCTGGTTCCAGTGTCAGCTTTAATGTATTTAATTCAACTCATACCGATACAATTGTAGATGGGGATTATGACTTAGGTGGAACTACAGCCTATGCATCAGCTGTTTCGATTGCTGATATTACTGTCGGACAAGACGTAACGTTTACATTTAATGCAACTGGTATAGCAGCTATAAATAAAACAGGATATACGAAGTTTTGTATACGACAAGTTGAGAATGATGTAGCAAATTCTGCGCCAGGTTCTGGTGTAGTAAGATTTTGGTATACAAATGGTTCTGGGTCATCAAATAAGCCTATACTTACTGTAACAATTTCATCAATACAAAATCTTGTTATGGCAGCCACTACAGCAACTTTTGCTTTAACAGGTATTGATACTACTTTACTTAAATTAAAAATGTTAGTAGCCGATGTTGCTAGTTATATATTAACGGGAATGGACGCTATATTAGTTCAGATTGGAACTCATTGGACAAACGAATCAAAGAATAATTCTACTTGGTCTAATCAGTCTAAAAACACTTCAACTTGGTCTAATCAAATAAAATATTAATATGAATAAAGAATACAAAATAGTACAAGGTAATTATAAGACTGAAGATGATGTAGTAATACAAATAGATACTACAGAGACGATTACAAACGTGACTTCAAGTACATTACATGTAGGTACTGTAAAGAAACAGATTGAAATTATAGATTCAAAGATTGCTAGTCTTGTTGATGAAAAGACTAAGTTACAGAGTCTTATTGATTCTACAAGTACTTTAGCTAAGAGTGCAATTAAGAAAGATATTAAATCAAATGAATAACGAAGAAAGAATATCACAATTAGAAAGACAGATTCAAGAATTACTTTCTTGGAAATCTTTAAAAGAAAGACAGTTAATTTCTTATCCATTAGATGAAAATAGTAAACAGGTATTGAAAAAAGATTTTTTGTCTATTTTAACACCTATAAGTTTTACACAAAGTACAGTTCCTGAACCATTTACAGCAGTATTAACTGTTCAAAATGATAAACAATACTTGATACCTACATATGGTTCACTATTTCAATTTACAGCATCAACTTCTGATGTAATAACAAGTTCTGTCACGTTTGTAAATAATATGTTAATTACATTATTTACAACAGATACATTACCCGCGCCGCTTGATGATGTAACAAGTTATTATACTGTTAATTCTTCTGGAAATACATGCAAGTTATCTTTAACATTAGGAGGTGCTGCTATTGATATTACTGATACAGGAACAGGCCTGCATTATTTTACAGTTTATAACTTTTAATTATGAAAATACCACAAAACAAACAATGGTCACAACTCAATCAAGGAGATTTACTTGGTACACTTCATGCTACACGCAATATTGACCTTAATACTCCAGGCATACTTAAACTAGCCCAACGAACTAGATATGTTGGACAAACATCATCTGGTAACTTTCTAGATGCTCATAATATAATCTTATACAATCAAATCTATTACGTTTGTAGTACAAGGATGTTTAGGATGACACGCTCTCTTGGAGGTTTTGCTGAAGACGTAAGTTCTAATGCTCCGAGTTCTGGACCAATAACAGATGGATGTATTTGGAACGGTTCTATGTATGTGTCTAAAACAGCCAGAATATCTAAACTATCAGGGTCAACATGGACACAAGACTGGTCAAGTGCTGACTTTGCGAATACTGGCTCTTCGTATCCTCACCCAATTGAGCCTAATGTTAAGAATACAGATGTATTGGTTGGCGATGGAAACTTACTTAAAAAATGTGACTCAACTGGTACAATTACTACCGCTATTACATTTCCTGCCAACTATGTAATAAACTGGATTAGACGTGGAACCAATGTAAACTACATAGGCTTAAATGAATTATACGGAGGAACTGGAGCAGTTGGTATCTGGGACGGTCTTTCAACTACAATAGAAGCCAATGCAATTATACCAATAATGGCAACTACTCCATTGTCTGGTGCCTTGGATGATGATGGAGTATTAAATATATTACAAAGTGATGGTCGTTTGATGAGATTCAATGGAAGTGGATTTACATATCTAGCTGAATTGCCACCATTTAGAGATTATCTATTGAGGAAAGACTGGGGAGGAGTTTTGACTATTCAGAACCGTGTACTTAACAGAGGTATGAAAATGGTTAGAGGAAAGATTCATGTTAGTTTAACAAGTGCGTTATCTAGTACTAGAGCTTCTAATTTCTTTGATGGTGTTTGGGTTTACGATAAAGATAATAAAGCTTTTTATCATAAATTTAGTCCATCTAATGCAAATACTGTAACTGATTTTGGTCAGTGCGAAACACTTTCTATGTCCGCACTTTCTCCAGTATTTGAAGGAGGTGGAGAAGGAGACGCTAACTATGTAGACCCAACGGCTACAGTCGGTGGATTTATACTTTTTGCTAGTCGAAATTCTGGTGCTAATAGTTCGACTATATATAGAAATCTTTTATCAGCGACTACTGGAGAAAATAGAGGTCAGTTTACTTTAAATAGAATTGAAAGTTCAGGAGTAGCTGATAAAAACATATCCGTATGGTGTAAGTATCAAGGAGTAAGTACGTCAAGTGATAAAATAATCTTTAAATATAGAACTAAGTATCGAGACCCAATATCTGTATTGGGTACAGGTATAACATGGACAAGCAGTACTGTATTTACTTCGACAAACTCTGGTTTTGCAACCGCAGAAGTGGGGGATGAAATAACCATTCTTAGTGGTAATGGGGCTGGAAGTACTGCACACATATCAATTATATCGTATTCTAACCCTACTTATACTGTTACATTGGATGAGGCTATAACTGGTGTGTCTTCAACAAACGATGGAGATGTCTTAATCGAGAACTATAAGAAACTTAAGACAACAATTACATACATCGATACAAAAGGATTTAAGCAACTATCATTTCCAAAACAAGCGAATTCATCTTGGTTGCAAATTAAGGGCGAACTTCGTGGAGAAGGTGGTGTTGTTGGTATACAAGAATTACAAGTAATTACAAATGAATTCCAGAAAGCGATTTAATATGTTATAATAATATAAATATATGGCACAAACAGGATATTGGACAGAAGGAACAAATATAAATGGCACAAATGTCGGAGGAGGACAGTTTGTGTCTGGTGTCGCCCCTGTTGGAAGCAAACCAGTAAACACAACTATTGATGGTAGTGCATTGGGTAACACTCCAACTCTTACAGTTCCTAAACCTACTCCTACAATTACTCAGAATCCTACGATTGGTGTTCCGTCTGGTGCTGTAATGGGTGCCGATGGGTTTGCTACTCTGCCTCCTCAGCCAACACAAAAAACTACAGCCACTCCAGAAGAGGATAATAGGTCTTTAATTCAGAAATTATTTAAGAAGAAGATGGATGTTTTGGACACACAGCCAGAAGTAACTAAACAGATACAGGAAGAAGAACAAACGAAACAAAAACGTGAAGCATCAATATCTTCTTATAATGCTTATAATAAAGCCAATACCGAATTTAATCAACAATTACAAGCTATGCAGAACGCAGAAGCCAATACTGTTGGTGGTGTAGGAGGTGGATATTCATCTACAATTCAGAAGTTTGAACAGGAAGGTAGGGCAAAATTAGCAAATATGGCTATTCAAGCCAATATGGACCAGAACAACTATCAAGGTGCATTACAAAATGTTAAAGAAAAGCTGGATGCGCAATTTAAACCTGTCCAAGATAGTATTGATAATATTGTGAAGTTTTCTCAAATTAATGCTAATGACCTTACGGATAAAGAGAAGTTTCAATTACAATCAAAGGTAGACCAAAAGAAAACAGAGTTAAGTAATGTCGAAAAGACCGTTAGTTCACTGCATGAAAACATGCTTCAAAATGGTGCACCACAGTATCTGTATAGTTCCGTGGATAAGATTGTATCAGATTATTCTAGTGGAAAGATAACAGCACAAGATGCGCAGAGCAAGTTATATCAAACGGTAGGTAATTATGGTGTATCTCTACAAGACAAGAAAATACAAAGTGATATATCAGCAGCACTAGTCGCAGACCAAGCCGTAACCCCAGAAGTATTGCAAGGTATGTTAAATGTTTACAAAACTACTGGAGTGTTGCCAGCTTTTGGAATGAGTGCCAAATCTCCATTAAGAGCACAATTTTATGCAGCATTGGGTAGTAAAGATGGGCAAGATATAATTAATAGTGCAACCGCCAACAAAGCAATGAAAGCTGGTATAACATCTGCAATAAAAACTCAGCAGAATCAGTTAGCTGCTAATGAAACAGCAATTGGAACATTAGATAAGCAACTAGACCTTGCACTTCAATATAGTGATAAGGTTGACCGTTCGGGTTCGCCAATACTCGCTAAGTATCTTCTTAATGCAAAATCTCAAGTATTTGGAGACCCTGATACCGCTGCCCTAAATAACATAGTTACAACAGCATCTTATGAATTTGCAAAGATTTTGTCTGGCTCTGCGGCTTCTATTGCTGGAACAACTGTTTCATCAGCAAGTGATGCCAAGACGGTGCTCAACGCAGCTCTGGCTAAAGGTCAATTTAAAACTGTTGTTGAGTTAATGAAGAAAGAAGCAGATTTCAGACTAAGTTCACAGAGAGAAACATTAAAGAATTTACAGTCAGATTTAAATAATCCATCTGACTTGACAGAGACGTTAAAAGAATCTGTGGCACCTACTGTTAGTAATGGTGTAGATTTAAGTAAATTTAACCAATAATATGTCTTACGATTATCAAGGAGCAATAAAGGCAGGAGCAAACCCAGATGATGTATTAAATTACATGGCATCTCAAACTGGCTATAAAGCTACGGAGGCTATAAAGGCGGGCGCAAATCGAGATGATGTTTTTAAATATATGGCAAATATTGTACCAAAGACTAAGACTCCTACACCTGCAATTGATACCTCTAATATGCCTAGGTCAAGATTTGTAAATAAAAATAATCAAGGAGTAACAGAACGTGAGTTTTTAGACCCTGCAACTGGTCGATATAACTTTACGAATGATGCTAAGTTAAAAGACCGCCTAAACGCAATTGCAGAAGTAACAGTAGACCCAATATATAAATTTTTAGCATCTGCAGTTAGAGTTCCTACAGATTTAGTTTCTCTAGCAAGAGATAAGGAAGTGTCACAATACCAAGCTACTTTACCTTCTGGTAGAATTAGTGGAACTATTCAAGCTGGAGCAAAAGATGTCACAGAATCAGTTATGGCTGGAGACACGAGTCCATTGGCAGGTACTGCTAACCTTGTAGGAGAAACAGTGGAAGGAGCTGGTGGAGTTTTAGGAGTAGCTGATTTAGCAGCAACAGGAGTTAATGCTGGAACTAATGCATTTGCAAAAATTGCAGCAACAACAGAAAAAAAAGGACCATCGATAATTAATAGAGCTAAGGACTTTATATCGTCTAAGATTGGAGGCAAAACATCTGCACAAATATTACAGACTCCTGAATCAGAAGTTGGTAAGTTAGCAGTCAAAGAACAAAAACTTTGGTATCAGAATAAGGCACAAATAGCGGCAGACGAAGCAAAGCGGGCGACTCTAGCTGCAAAAGAAGCTAGTGATTTAAGTGTTGCCGAGACAAAACAACAGATAAATCAATTCCAACAGAAGTTAGGTTCTGTTACTAGAGAAAAAGCTATAGGTTTAAAGAAACCAGCCCAAAATTTAATGAAAGAAAGTAGTGAAACATATATTCAATTAAGTGGTGAAGCGGCAGATTCTAGTCCTGCATTAAGTCGAAAGGTTAATATGGACGATTTATCAAGTGCAATTGATAGTAGGTTCGATGAGATGCCAGATGTAAAAGTATCATTAAAGAAATTTCTAGGAATTGATGATTTTGCAAACGATTTTGGTATAGACTTAACGAAGTTTCCTAAAGCTCAAAGCGAAATACTCTCTTCTAAGAATTTAACAAATCAGACTATACTTGATAAGGCTAGGGAATTAATGTCTACTGTTAGTAAAATATCGAAGTCTGGTGGTAGGGCATATACTTCAGCTGAATATGAGGCAATTAAACAATATCAATTTTTAATGGAACAATTAGGTAAGAATGGTGTTGACATGACGGCCGCTAATAAATTTTGGAGAGAATGGGTACCAGTAAGAGACAGAATATTCAGAGAGATAAAACCATTTGATGAAACAAATGTTGGAAAGATGCCTATTTCTCAAACAATAAGGACAGCAGAAGAAACAGCTACAACTGGAAGTAAATCTGTTTCAAAACTTGATGCTCAAAATTTTATATCAGAATTAGAATCCAGATTGAAATTGCCAAACGGGTCTATCGGCGCAAAAACTCGCAGAGTGGTTAGTCAAATAGAAAAGGCTAAGCTTTCTAAAGATGTACAGGAAAAGGCTATACGTCAGATTACTAAAGAAATACAAGAGGCAAGAACGGAGGCTTTAAAGACCATGAGTCTAAAGCAATTCGATACAGAAAGACAAGCAATAATTAACAAAATTACAAAGAGAGTATTAATTGGTCTTGGTGTATATGGAGCCGCTAAAGTGACTGGTCTGGATAAGACGGTGTTAAATGTAGCAAGTGGAGTATTATAATTTATAAATATATGACCATAAAACAATATCAAAAACTTCAAGAAATAATCAATGAAACTCTAAGCCAACTAGAGAAAGAGGTTATTGCTAGTGGACTCAGTCCATTATCAAAAGAGTACGATGAGCTTGCACTCACGGCAAAGGAAAAGATTATCGAGAATATGGGTTTTACTCCAGAAGAATACCGTGCCGCTAGTCTAAGTGGTGATACGTTGATTGATGAATCAATATCTAAAAATGCAATCATAAGAGAACTTCAAAGACAAATTGAAAGCCTTCAGTCAAGTATCGAAGAAAAGTTTGCTAATGCAGAAAGCGATACTATTAGTTCAATTGAACAAGTTAAATACTCTCTTAATGAAGTTGAACTGAGAATCAAAGGACTGATTAATGGGTCTGAGGGTACATCACTAACCAAGATTAGAGAACTTTCTCAGAGACTGTCCGAAGAGATAAGCCGAATAGAAGATAGTATACCTGAAGCAACAAATTTAAGTGGAATTGAAGCAAGGTTACAACAACTTGAATCTAGTTTGAGTAATATTCAAGATTTTTCTACCATTACTCCTGAGCAATTGGCAGATAAGCTTAACCTATTAACCGAGCGTGTTAAACCTGATGTTATTATAGGATATAGAGAATTAGAAAGATTAGTGAAAGCCAATGTTAATTTACCTAAAGATTTTGATGTAAGAATAGGTGTGTCTAAGACAGAAATGAAACGGTTGACCGATAGAGTTGTTACACTGGAAGCGGGAGGGAGTACTGGTGGTGGACACACTATACAGGATGAAGGAACACCGTTAACTCAAAGAACAAACCTTAATTTTGTCGGTGCAGGTGTTACAGTTACAGACGATTCTGGAAACAACGCTACCGTAGTTACAATTTCAACAAGTGCTGGCGCAGGTTATCAAGCGGTGACTTCTGGGTCAATCAACGGAACCAATACAGTTTTTACTTGGGCAGTAGCACCAAATGCCATAGTAGTTGATGGTCAGTCACTTAGAAAAGTAGCAAGTGATGGTACGGTAAACTGGACTGGTACAACAACAACAACATTAACAATAGCACCTAACTTCGATGTCTACGGTGTAGCTTAATAATAAAAATATGAAATACATAAAAACACTTTTAATAGCACTTCTTCTCCTACCAAATGTAAGTTTTGCAGCATATGACATTGGTTGGTCTGCAACAAGTACTACTCAAGGCTGGATTTGGCCAAACCTCATTAATGGAGTGGTACAAAAGGTAGCAGCATTTAACTTCATTTCTAGTTATTTTACCGCAACATCATCAACGGCAACATCGACCTTTGCAGGTGCTGTTGGTGTGGCAACATCAACGCCATACGAAAAATTTGAAGTCGCTGGAAACGTAATTGTTTCTCCTGGTTCTGTTGTACCAATATATATCGGACAAAATAAAACGTCTCCTACTTACAACTTGGTGTCATTTAACGGCGGTCAAACTGATACCACATTCCAAGGGTTTGGTGGTGGAGGTTCATTGAACTTCTTTATGCAATCACTTGGTGACTTGATATTTAGAACAGGTGGGGCAAACGCAAGAATGACAATTCTTAGTACTGGAAATGTAGGCGTAGGTACAACGACACCATACACCAATTTGTCCGTAGAAGGTACTAGTGGAATAACAGTAAAATACACAGGTATTAATACGCCTGGATTTTTCTACACCACCTCTGGTGGTTCTGTTGGGATATCTTCAAACGTAAGTCCAAGCAATGTTGTTCAAGATAGTTCAAAGTCCCAATGGTCAGCCGTTATGTCTCAGGTCTCGGATTCGTTCGCCGTGTACAGAAGTCCGGCCGGCGCAACGTGGACACCTGTTGCTAATATGTACATAGCAAATACCGGTAACGTTGGCTTTGGTACGACATCGCCTTACGCAAAAGTGTCGGTTGTCGGAGAGGTTGTAGGTGCAAACTTTACAGCAACGACAACTGCTTCTTCGACATTACCAAACCTAGTTACTACAAATCTCCGTGTTACAGGTAAACTTTACGATTCTAGTAATTCGGCTGGAACAAGCGGTTATGTCCTACAAACCAACGGTACTGGTGCTCAGTGGGTGGCAACGTCTACTTTGGGTCTCGGTGGTTCAGGTGGTGGTTCGGTAACGTCGGTTGACGGTTCAGGTGGTACAACAGGTCTATCATTAACAGGTGGCCCAATTACATCCTCTGGTACTTTAACTTTGGGTGGAATATTAAATATTGCTAACGGTGGTACTGGCACAAGCACAGCACCTACATATGGAAAACTACTAGTTGGTAATGCTCTAGGTACATATGATTTACTTGCAACCTCATCTCTTGGTATATCGGGTGGTAGCGTTTCTGGTGGTACCGCAGGTATGCTAGCCTCATGGACAAGTAGTTCTGCTTTGACTGCAACTGGTACGCCTACTGCTGCTTCTTATGTAGCAACCTCGTCAACAGCTACTTCTACATTTGCAGGTGGATTGACTGTCGGTGGATTTACAGGTATCGGTACAACAACACCTCTAAACAAACTACAAATATCAGCTAATAGTACAGGAACATATCCTAGTGACTATGGTGTAGGACAGCTCGCAATTACGGGTGCAACTGATGCACGTAAGAGAGTAGGCATGCTTCTTGACTCAACTAACAACTGGTTTAGTGTGCAGGCAGGTCAATACGGTGTTACAACGTATCCAATAAAACTTAACCCTCAAGGTGGTAAAGTCGGTATTAACGACGGTTCGACAGTTGCCCCTACTTACAGACTTACAGGAGGTTCACCATCTTCTGCCCTTAACACATTCTTGAGTGCCGCCCCTTCAGCTTTCGTTAACTCAACAAGTGATAACGGTACAACATTTGCTGGTGAATACACTGGAGCCTCTGGTGCAGGTTCTGGTTCCTTCATAACACTTCAATCAAATGATGGTGCCGCACTATCAAGTGGTGATAGATTCGCTGGATTCAACTTTGGTGGATATAACGGTTCAGCAAGTCTAAACTCTGGTGCGGTTACTGCATGGGCTTCAGAAGACTGGACAGCATCGTCAATGCCAACAGAAATAAGGTTTGAAAATGCCGCTTCTGGTGCAACCTCAAGAACAACAAATGGAATAATTAAAAGCACTGGTAGATGGGGTCTCGGCACGACGACACCTGCAACAAAACTTCATGTAAGTAGTGGGGCAAGTGCAACGACAACGATATCCATAGGAGAATTAGGTCTTTCATCATCTAAAGCATGTATAAATATGAATCAAGTAAACGGGTCAGCAGGTTCCATTTATATAGCTGGAGGTGTATTAATAGTAGAAAATAATTATTGTAGATAAATATATGGACATAAATCCACAACCACAAGATACGATTATAAACAAAACCATTACAGTCAATGTAAAAGAAGGCGATACTTTAGATACAGCCGAAATATTGATAGAAACCGATCGGCGTGGCTTAGAAAAAGCCAGTATCGGTAATCTAAAAGAGCGACTCAAAGAATTGGAAGCTGAAAAGAAACAGGCAGAGATTCAATTAGCTTTCATATCTGATAAAGTTACTGCCTTAAAAGATTTAATAGCCGAATACACGGTGGAAGTAGAACCTAAGTTGATGCAATAATATGAATGATGACTACTTTCTAAAAAAACTAGAATCTAGCCACCAAGCGATTGCGAAGACAGTCTCAGATTTTGGAGCCGCTGTAAGTAAGAATAATGATGAGATAATTGACCTTAAAAGACTCGTTAAGGACTTCACTATATACTCCAAAGAGATGTTGGATTCACACGATAAGTCTATAAAAGCTCTTGACGAAGCAAAGACGACAATCTTCTCCTCTGTAAAAACATTGTGGTTTGTAATTCCAACCGTTGTAGTATTGAGCGGGATTATTATAAACCAGTGGACAAATAACTACGATGAACGATTGAATAAAATCGAAATAGAAAAAAAGGAAACCCTCGATAAAGTATTTCAATTGTTAGAGACTAAGAAGAATTACTTGAATCAGTCCGAATTAAAAACTATTCTCGCTAATATAGTGCAATGAGAAACTACGGATTAAACCTACAATTAGAGGAACAACACTCATCACCCGAAGATTGGACATTCGGGGGTTTCTCTACTCCTTGTTTAGCCTCAATACCAGAAGGTGAGCGTGTTAAATATCTACCACAAGGTGAAGTACAACGTGGTCTTGAAGATATGATGGATTGTGCAACTCGTGGGCCTATAAATATCCTTGAAACTAAATTCAACTGGCTCTATCGTAATAACAAGATTTCGCCAGAAAATAAAGAGTGGCTTGAGAAGAATGGATATGTACGAAACGGTAATATAGAGTTTTCAGATGCTTATATCGCAATTCTTTCTGGCACAACTCGTGAGGGTAACTCCCTCAAAGCACCACTTCAAGCTATTGAGAATAATGGACTTATACCAAAATCTTTACTACCGCTTACAAGTACGATGACTTTCGATGAATACCACAACCCTCTACGCATTACAAGTGTATTATTGTTCCTCGGTCAAGAGTTCAAAAAACGCTTTCCTATTAACTATGAGAAAGTAAACGAAGTCCACTACAATGAGCTTTACGAAGGTGACATGCTAGTAGAAGCTGGTTACGCTTGGCCTCCGCCTGTAAACGGAGAATATCCAAAGGTAGACTATGACCCTAACCACGTTTGGATTGGTGTATGTCGACCACTTCATACTATCTTCGATAACTACGTTGATGTAGACGGAGACTTCATTAAAAAGCTAGCACCTGATTACGAAATGCTCGCCTATGGATACCGAGTATTTATTTCATCTGAAAATAAAGTTATCAACAGTTTTACTAAGCCTTCTTTGTGGAGTAGAATAGTTGCATGGTTCTTGAAATTCTATAAATTATGAATAATCCTTCCAGAAATCTTTACATTTCGGCAGGACATTACGGAGCAACATCAGGTGCGGTTATTGGAAGTCTCACAGAAGCAGAATTAAACTACAAATTTCTCGAAGCAATTGACTTCGGGATTAAAGTCCCTACTGGAACACTAAGGTCTAAAATTGACTGGGTTAACGCTCGTGCAACAAAAGATGATATTGCTATTGAAATACATTGCAACTATTCAAGTGACCCTCAAAAACACGGCATAGAAGTTTACTATCGAGACGAAGATGATAAGAAACTTGCCATTTTGCTAGACGAAGCAATGTACAAACAATTTGGAAAGACGTTAGGTGGTTTTGATATAAATTTACATAAACTTGGCTGTGACAAATTTGTTCAAGAAATATTTGGCTCTGTTCATCATGATTCAGAATCATACGTTCAGTCACTCGGCTGGTGCAGAGAGCTTAAGTGCCCTGCTGTTATCCTTGAAGTCGAGTATATGACCAGTAAGGAAGGGCTTAAAACCCTATTGGACGCAGAAACTCCAGCTAAGGTAGCCAAAGCTATACGTGAGGTATTTTCGCCTGTCCTAGAGGCTCCTGTGCCCTCATGCGAGGCAGAAAAGAAGGAGATAGTGAAGCTAAAAGAGCGGTTGAGATGGTATGACAGGGTACTAGCGTGGTTCTTTAAGGTGTAATTGCGTGAAGTTCCCTCGGTGATTATCCAAAACCATATTTTATAAAAATGATAAAAGCACCGAGGAGACTCTACGGAATGACTCCATAGAGTAACAACCAGAAAGGCTCTTTGACAAATGAATACCCATGGCAGTTTCCGATGTTTCCGTCGTCGTTGTCAGCTTCCCGTTCGGGTCACGCTGGCACACGTTCACAACGGTATCGTCTTCTGCTCTGAAGAATGCTTTCAAGCATGGCAGGGCGAGAGCGAAATCCAGGTGGAGGTCAAGCGGTCGAGACTCTTTCCGCTTCCCATCACCTTCCAACAGCAGGTTCAAGTCCATAGCGACTAATGAAGTCAATCGTCATCAAATGTTTCCGACATCGGTGTAAGAAACCGATACATCCGAGCGGATTCTACGTCCACTATGACCTAGTTTTCTGCTCTGAGGAGTGCTTCAAAGCTTGGCTCAACGAGCGTGAGCTTGAGAAGTCAAACATCGTCCAGTTCCTATTTGGGCCGAAAGTTCCACGGAGGTGAAATGAATGTAGGAGTGTGTCCTAAGTGTCGCAGACCCTACGGTGAAGGTGTCCAACGTACAAGGCACCATATCAAACCGAAAAGGTTTTTCCGAGGTAGTAGGGAAACCGTCTACCTTTGTCGGCAATGCCATGACCAAATCGAGAAGCGTATACCACTTGAGCGTAAGTTGCCAGTCAACTTCTACTATCTTGTGGTAAACAACTTTCTCGGATTCCAAGCCGTCCGTTATTACGGATAGCCACGAGGGGAGACTAGCTCTCCCCTTTTTTAATATAAATGGTAGACTGTAGTTGTCGACGCTCGTTTTTAAGCATAACTTCACCCTTCGGGGTGATTTTATGTTATATTAAAAAGGGGGATAAGCCCCATAAAGTGAAATATAAAAACCACCCTACTGCCTAGCAGACTTTCAGTCAGTCGATTGACAGAATTATCGAGGGGTGGTTTTTTAATAGATGTGGTATAATACAGGTATTAACAGTAACTATATTTATATGGGTTATTCATCAACGTTCGCATTTCTAATCGTCGCATTACTAGGTTGGCTAGGTGTCGGACAATTAGTATCAGAAAAAGAAGTAGCAGTAATAATTGATAACATCTTGCAAATCGCTGGTATTCTTGGCGGTCTATGGGCTAGATATAAACAGGGTAATGTTAACGTGCTAGGTTTTCGAAAATAGTGTATACTTGATAGGCACGGCGGTTCGAAAAGAAATTGACCACTAGACTTTACTTACCTAGTGGTCTTTTTCTTAGAACTTACATCTCAATACAAACTCAAAGTAACTGTGTCTTTTATTATATCTAGCCTTGATACTTTGAACTACGTTGTACTCATTCATAATATAAAAATCACTTGGTATCTCTACGTGTATATCTTCCTTGTTAGAACGCATTTTTACACATAGGTTTCCATCATATACAACAACATCATCAAGTGTCCGCCCACCTCGTGAGTTCAGCCATAAGAATTGTAAGACTGTAAGTTTTAGCATAGAAATTTACATACACACCATACCACAATGCCAGCAAATATAACGTACAGTAATATAACTGTAATGTATCCCAATACAAACCCTATCTCGTTATTGCTTCCGAACATATCTTCAAA